GAACGACAGAGCCGTCTTCTGTAGCTACTACTTCGATCTTGTCTGCTACTGTTTCTTTAGTTAGTGACATTGTTGTCTCCTTAGTTAGTCCAGCCCCAGAGTCCACTGAGGCTATTTAGGGTTATGCTGTTGTTCTGTATATAAATTGAAATTCAAGAGTTGTGCTTGCTAGTGTTGTATAGCTAACACCAGTATCTGAAGTGTCTCGCAGACTGATTGTCCCTACGCCAAGCGCTCGTGTTCGAACAGCGGATGTTACAGAGCTTCTTGTAACAAAACCGCCATTACCTTTATTTTCTCCGGTATGATTAAAAGGCAATCCAGTAAAGCTAACTCCGCTAGCATCGGTAGTTGCATCAAACGACACAGATGCCCTTGAAACTACGGAATCTCCTATTTTTGTATACGTAGCCTCGTTTACAGTCATGGTGCCATCGTAGTTAGAGGCCACAGGAGTCCACGTGCCTTCTTCAAAGTCGTCTAGCTTGTTTATCGCCGCAGTACCGCCGAGGTACGCACCGCCTGACAGGTAGAGGTCTTTCCATCGAGACGTAGAAGAGCCTAAGTCCATCTGGTTGTCAGCAGTAGTGTCGTCAACGTCACGAGGAATAATCAAAGCGTCTTCAATTTTAATTCCGCGTGTGTCGTTACCGTAGATGATGTTTGTAGATGCCGCCGAGATAGTACCGATTGTTGCGCCGTCTTTGCGGAACTCTGCAACAGTGCCGTCAGAAGTTGTGCGGTTAAGAGTTAACGCAGTTGCGCTACTGCGAGTTCCTACAACGTGGCCGTCTTGTCTCAATTCGCAACCCACAGTCGCACTTGTCGAACTAGTTTTTCCTACCAAAACCTGCCCGTTACTGCTTATGCGCATTGCGTGATTGGGTGTTACACTTGTGCTGGAACCGCCTACCGCTTGTCCTATAGTGTAAAAATCCATATGCCCTGAGTTATCAAACTTGATAACAGACGTGCCACCGTAAGCTCCTTGTGTGTAGGTGCCTTCTGTACTCGATGGAATTCCGTTGAAGATGTGATAGAAACTCCTAACACCCGAAAACTCACCATGAGCAAATCGGAACCCTCGATCCGAAGATGATGGGCCTAAAAACAATGTCGAAATAACGTCTTCATCAACCTGCTTTTGTACTGCAATACCGTTATCAACAAAGGAGTCAGGGTCAGTAGTTCCAATTCCGACATTGCCGTTGCCGGAAATACGCATTTTCTCAGAGGTGCCTTGAACAAACGCCAAGTCTCTGCCTGTAGAAGAGTTAGCTCCCCGTGAAAATATCTGGTTTGCTGAAGAGCCATTGGCTAGCAATATAGAAGAAACAGTAGAAGTGTTTCTGACTGTCAAAGTTGTAGAAGACGCCGCCGCTATATCAAGGTTAGTAGTAGGCGAATCCGTACCGATCCCGACGTTGCCGCTAACGTCTACACGCATACGTTCAAGACTATTTGTAACAAACTTTAACTCATTGCCTTCTGCGCCTAAGTTTGGATTTGCTGTTGTATTGGAGTCAATAAATTCAATAACAGAAGTAGCGTCGCTGGATTCAAACCTAGCTACAGCATCAGTTGCCCCAGAGTTTACGTGGAAAGTCCTTATAGGCGAAGTCGTACCAATACCCAAAGCTTCCGCAGAAGCATCCCAGACGAACTTCGCAGTTGTGCCTGTATCCTCATACAGGTAAAAATCGCCCGGACTCCCTGAAGAGAAACGCGCCGACAATTTATTTTGAGGGTTAATGATGTCTAAATAACCGCTTCGATTGGCTGATAAATCCCATGTGCCGTTATTAGTTTGAAGCTCTAATACCGCTTTACTGTCGACTGTATTGTCACTGTTTTTAATCAACCCGATGACACTGCCGCCTGCAACAGCATCCTGAACAGTCAAACCATCAGCCGTCACAGTACCCGTTACGTCGATTGAGCCTGTAAAGTTAGCACCAGAAAGATTAGCTTTAGAGTTAAGCTGAGTTTGGATTGCAGAGGTTACGCCGTCTACGTAGTTGAGTTCCGTAGTAGTGGCTGTAACACCATCCATGATGTTCAATTCTGCGGTAGTCGCAGTAACACCGTCCATAATGTTTAGTTCTGCCGCAGTAGCAGTAATGTCAGTGCCATTAAGGTTAAGGGTGTCAATGTTGGCTGTGCCGTCAATAAAGAGATCATTCCACTCTGCGCCGGATGCACCCAAGTTATAGGTGTCGTCAGCAGAAGGGATAAGGTTAGAAGCAATGTCTGCCGTAACGGTTACGGTGTCTGTAGCGGCGTTGCCTAGAACTGTATTACCGTTGACAGTAAGCCCGTCAATAGTAACGGTGCCTGTGAATGTGGGATCTGCGGCGTCTGCTTTAGTAGCGATCGCAGTCGAAATGTTATCGAACTCTGTTTCAAACTCCGAACCACGGATGATCTTGCCAGAGTCACCAGATGGCAACGAGTCTTTTGCCGCAAAGTCAGTGGTCTTTGAATAATTGGACATGGCTAAGTTTCCTCTTGCCTAGCTAAATCAAAATAAGAAAGGGGGCCATGAAGACCCCCGGTAGGTTCTTATGCAGATGGTACTGCAAGTACGAAGCCAGCTTCTGGACGGTATACTTCAACACCGTACAGGCAGTCAGCAGTGTACAGAGTTGAGAGGTACTCCTGCTTGTACTGAGTCTGTGAACGTACAGACATCTGCTCCGCAAGGACGATAGCGTCACGGTGGAAGAGCATAGCAGCACGAGTGTCTACAGAAGATGCAGTGTTGTCTGCAGCAGCTTCGATAGTTGCACAGTTAGCTGAAACGTAAACGTCTACACCGTAGAGGTTACCGATGAGGCCAGACTGGACTGACTGACCAGATACGAAGTCAGAAGACACGTAGCGGTCAATGCCCATGATGGCGTTACGAGTTGCAGGTGGGATAACGAGTACACGATCTTCCATTGGGACGTTGTTGTCGTCCAACTTCTGAATCATGTCACGGAAGAACGCGTCAGTAAACTCGTCGCCAGCTACAAGAGTGTCGTCGGTGTACTGAGTAGTTGTACCGTTGTCGTTAAAGAAACATCCGCTGTGCTGGTAGTCAGTAGGCGCTACAGAGCCAGAGAATACAACTGAACCACCGTCACCAAAGCCAGTACCGCAAGAGTGCAGGTCAGTGTCGATCTTAGTAGCAAGAGCGTAACCAGCGTCTTCAGTGTAGAACTGACGAAGGCTAGAAAGAGCCTGTACTTCAACGATGTCTTCGATGAGACGTGAGTACTCAAAGTGACGGTCGATGTCTACAGTCAATTCGCCTTCAGTGTTGGCAATGATAGTAACAGCAGTGTCAGCAGCTTTAGCGTTAGCATCGCCACGGATAGGCTTAGGAATGTGAAGCTTGTCGCCTTTCTTGCCAGACATTGCGATCTTCTTGACAAGAGGAGCCATCTTCAGGTTCTTTTGGTAAGCAGCAATGATCTCATCACTCCAGATTTCTGGAATAAAAGTAGCCGCTTCAGTCTTCGCAGTATTACCAGCTGCGCCCGGATAAGTTGCAGTAGCCATGTCAATCTCCTAGATTATTTGACTCGACCCTCTGCGTAGGCTGTCAGTATTTCCTCTGACAATGCTTGATAACGCTCGGGGTCTGTTTTCATTAGTTTAATAATGTCGGCCCTGCGATATACCTTTTTACGACTACCTTCAGCACTACCTCGTGCATTGCCTGTATTAGCTGCCTTCAGTGTCTGCTTACGTGCCTGTTTTTCAACTTGGGCGGTTTGCTGTGCAACTGTTTTACGTTCTTTCCAGAGTGTAAACAATTCATCAGCAGAGTCAGCATCGTACTGTTGGTCAGCTGCTACAAACAATTGAGTCCTAATCTTGGAAGCTTTAATCCACTCTGCAAACTTGGGATCGCCAAGGATATCTTGCATATCTGGATGTTTGTTGCTTAGAGCAGCCAAAGCAGCTTGTTTCTTATAATCTGCCGTGTACTGTTCTGCTTCACGTATCTTAGGATGATTCTCAATTGCACGGTTGACAGCCGCTTGAGGATCTGTAAAATAGTCTATATCGTCTTCAGGCTCAACATGTTGTGGTTGAGGTGCTGATTGTGTTTGACTACTAATGTAATCATCCACGACTTTACGAAGTTCACCTACTTCAGAAGACTGACGACCAAGGAGCTTTTCAGCCTCTTGATGCATTTTAACTACGTCTTCTAAAGACTTACCTTGGTACTTATCTGGTAAGCTAGGTTCTTCTACTTGAGGTTGCTCAACTTCTGCTATTGCTTCTTGTTGAATCTCGTCTTCTTGTACTTCGTTTTGTTCAATGGCGTCCACGTTTTCCTCTTCAGGTTGTGGATCAATCATCATTGCTCTTGACATTATTAAACTCCGTGATTGTTATCATTGTGGAGACTTCTTTCTACCTGCTTTTTCGTGTTCTTTCACCCACTTCATGTGACGACCGGGGAAGTCCCCTGACGCACCTTCAAGATGAAATGACGGGGCAGATACCATCTTTGTAGCGTTGGCACCGCAACCGCACCTACTGGTTGTAGTACCACTCTTTACAAATTCTTCAAAGACATGTCCGTTTGTACAACGGAAGTCATATATTTTATACATCTACAGGCTCTTGTTCTTCAGCTTCGGCTTGTTCACGCGCTGCTTCAATAGTGCCTTGAAGATTGATAACAGTTGCAAAAGCAGCTACTTGACCTTTACGGAAATATAAATCTTCCTGATCTTTTACTGTTTGAATATCAGCTAACTGTGTTGCGTTACTGGAAAGCTCTTGTACGAGTTGTTTGAAACCTTCAGAATTGAAGAGTTGGTTGTAGTT